AGTAGATTTACCAATAGAACCTTCTAGTTCTTTCTCTAAAGTAGTAGAATTTTTAATTGCCTGGTTAATTCTATTTTGGCTAAGAAGCTTTTGTTGGTCTAATCCTAAGACTTGTTTTCCAATAGATAGAAGACCTTGATTGGATTGATAAAGTTCTTTAATTACAGAACCTTCTTTTCTTAAATCCTTAAACCCGTTAGTAATTCCACCAAGAACTAACCCCCAAGCTCTAAAAGAAATAATAGTCCCAGTTATACCTAGAACCATTTTAGCTAATGCACCAAGAGTCCCAGTTACTTTGTTTAAACCATCGTAGAAATTAACCATTCTTTCAGCTATTTCTACTAATGGTTCTTTAAATCTAACTAAAACTTCTTTGTACCATTCAACAGATTTAACACCTTCTTCAGTTCTTTGTTGAAAAGCTTTACCAAACGAAATCATTATTTCATCATAAGCATTAGTGATTTGTTCCATTTTTGCTTGAGATGAAGAAGTAGCAGAATCAAAAGCTTCAGTTAAATTCTCAGAAGTAACGGCACTGATATCTTCAATAGATTTCTTAGCTAAGTTACCGTTTTGAGCCAATACTTTCATTGCAAAGTTAAAAGCATTAGTCTCGTTATAAACTTCCTTAATTTTTTCTGTGTTGTAACCTACTGCTTCTGCAAAATCTACTATTCCTTGAACAACTCCTTTTCTACCAAAGTATTCTTGGTTGAGAGTAATAGCTTTACCTTGTGCGTCTACCAATCCTTCCAAAGCTTTCATCGCTTCAGGAGTTTTACCAATAGTGTTTCGGGCAAAAGCCTGCATCTCAGTAGATATGTCAGTTACTTTACCTCCTAACTTAGTAAATGCTACGACTAACCCTTGTGTCTCATTAACTAAGTCTTTAGTCCCAATACCTGCATTTTTAAGAGAGGAGTACATATCTGAAATATACTCAGTCATGTCTCCTACAGTAGTTAGACCTTGCTGTTCAGTAGCCAACCATTTAGCGGTTACAGTTTCTAATTCCGCAATATCTTTAGTTTCTAGAACACCAGCACCTTTACCAATAGCTCCACCAATTTGGAACAAGTCACTTCCCGGAGCAGCTTTATTAGCTTTAATTGCTAGCTGTACTACTTCTTGGTTTTGTTGAAATTCTGTAAATCCAGCAGATGCAGCCTGATAAGCAGCGTTTAATGCAGTAAGAGAACCTACACTATTTTTTAAATTCTTCTCCAAACCATCTTGTAAAGCTTCTCCATACTCAGAAAGTCTTTCTTGAGACAATCCAAATACGATATTGACTTCATTTAGTTTTTGTTCAAATTGGTTAAATGCAGCCGTGGATCTAGCAGAAAAAGCTTCTATTGCTTGAGTATTTCCAGTTAAAACAGCAGTTATTTCTCCTAAAGAATTCATTAAAGGAGTTCCATCAAAACCAGAAGCAGCCATAGCATTAATACCTGTGCTAGTCATAGTAACCGCATCAAGTATTTCGCTAACTCCAGTTCCAACAGTTTTAACAATACCTGTTCCAATAGAAGCTATGTTTAATGCGTTTAATGCTCCTCCAAGTAAAGAAGTTGTTTTAACTAACTTACCCATTGAGGCATTCCAGTCAGTAGTAGCAACAGTAGCTTTACCGTAATCTTTAACTAAACTATCTACTATACTCTTCTTGTTTTGGAACTGCTTGGTAATATCTTTTAGATTTTTAGTCCCATCTCTCAAACCAGCATTAAAAAACTTAAGAGATTTCTCGTTAAGCTCTTTAAATGATTTTTGAGTTTTTTCTAAAAATTGGGAAAACTTATCATCTCCCTCAACGTTAAACTTAATATTGCTTGCAGTATCCATTTATTATTATCCCGGAGTAATTTCAAAGTTTAGAAGATTGCTAGCTAAAACTACTTGTTCGCCAATAGCAATACCTCCTTGAAGACCTTTCTCTTCTTTAAGTTCGTTATATTTTTGAAAGGCTAATTCTTTATCTCTTTCTTCTTGTGGTCGGTGGTGTTCGAGAGTTTGACCAATAAGCAAGTTAATAGATTCTTTATCTAACTTCTCCCAAATATCTTGTATTGGGTTAATGGGGTATTCTCTATAAACTTCTAGTAGTAGCGCTAAATCGTCTATCGAAGCATCCCCACTACTAGGAAAAGGTGCTATTAACTTTTTATCTTCTCCTGAGCCTCTTCCTCTTCGGTTAGCAGATTGTTCTTCTTTCTCCACTCCCCCACTTGTTCAGTAAAGTAAAGTCCAAAGTTTAATTTATGTAATTCCGAAACTAAAGAGGGTTTCCAGCGAATTTCATCGTCAATTCCTCGTTCAATAGTTCCATCATCAGTAATACTTTGAGTAATGAAGATTCTACTAATTTGTTCAATGTCGTCTGCTAATTCTTCTAGGTCGAATCCTTTTTCTTTTCTACCTACAATATTGAGATTATTAGCAAAAGTTTTTAAAGTTTCCCAAGCATCGTTACTTCTAAGAATTTCACCTATATTGATGTCTACTTCAAAGAAATGAAATAAAACTTCTTTCTGTAAAGTAACCAGTGTATCGAGGTCACTTCTAGTAGAACGCTGTACAATATAAGTCTTATCTACTTTGTATTCATCTGTATTTGGGTCGTAACTTTTGATTTGAATTTTAAAGTTTTTCATTGAGGTCTAAGTATGTTGTTGATTAATTCTTCGTCTACTAATATAGCATTATTATTTCTCTATGCTATAAGTTTGAGATTTATGTTGTTCGATTATAAAATTACTGCTGTCTTTTGGCAAACTCTAATAGAAACACTTAATAAAAAAGTAATTAGTTCTACTAAGAAGACTGTTAAAAAAGGTGAGTTATTACTATATTCTCCAGAATCTACCCCAAATATTTACTGGAAAGGATTATATGAAATAGTAGATAAACTTATTAGATGCCCTTTTTGTAAGGGATGTTGGGCAGGTTATTTCATTTACTTATTTTTAGTTATAGATTTTAGTAGTTTAACTTTGGATATCCAACAAGTAATTGAATTTGCTTTATTTTCTGGGAGTTGTGGATTTTTATCTCTAGTATCTACTTCTAAGCTAGGAATATAGGAGATTAGTTAGGTGCATCCAGAAAATCCAGACGGTTTACTAACTCCAAAAGATATTAAAGAGATACAAGAAGTAAAGCAAGATATAAAAGCAGATAGAAGAGATGGAACTAATAAGGTGGGAGAAAATATAGCTTCGGATATGAGACAACTTCAAGATAAGCTAGACCAGAAAAGAAAAGAGTTAGAGTAATAAGCATAAAAATAGAGGTCTACTTATTACTAGGTTTGACCTCTAATATCAACAACTACTTAGCTATTTATCTTAGTTGCAAGCAACTCTATCTCCGCTCTTTATCAAAGTAAACGGTTGACAGCTATTACCAGGGTAAATTTTAAATGTAAGGTCGAATCCTTCAGCAGAGAAATCAATAGTTCCTCCAGCAGCAGAAGGTTGAGCGTTAGGTGCATAGAAAATCCAGACATACCCTTCAGTATCTAAAGCGCTTGCTACTATTCGGTGCGGGCCAATTAGTTTTGCTCCAATACCGCTTCCAGTAACAGCCGCAGGAATTAGCATTGAAACAGTTTCTTTAGCAGCTACCAAAGCAGCAGAGAAAGTAATAGCTCCACCTGCACCTATTGTGAAATCTACTCCTTCTTGTAAATCTTGAGAAAGTCCATTTGGTTTTTTAATAGAAGCTCTAGCATCTGCTCCAGCAACAATAGAGTGACCGAGTTCAGGAGCTACTGAAGCAGGAAAAGTACCTCCTTGAGACAAATCAAAACTTACAGGAATAAATAACTCCTTAGTCTGATTCTCAAAATAATTACCAAATCTAAATTGAAGTAACTCTGGTTGAACGTGTTGATAGGAGATAGTTACAGTAGGATTTTCACCGCGAATATAAGATGAAGTTTCAACTGTTCTACCTAATCGGTTTTTACCCATAATCACTCTTTCATCTTTACCCAAGTCAATTACCATATTGGATGGGACAGGGAGATGATAAATTAAACCGCTCTCTATTTGTTGGAGTTTTACTTCTGTAACCCCAATAATAGTAGAATCTCTTTTAGCTTGTGTCATATATTTTATTTGTTATTTATTAGTTCTTAAGCATTTTTCCTAGCATCACCAACAGCAGTTAGAAAAGTATCTAAATCCATAGTTACTCCTCTAATTACTTCTCCTGTAACGCTAGCTTGAGCATCAGTAGGAGCGTCTGGAGCAGTACCAGCAAAAGTTAGTTCTTGTAAATCTAGTCGAACTGTTGTTCCTGCAATTACCGGAATTATTTTGACTCGCTTCAATACTTTAGTTGCTGTGCTATTATCGTCTTTAGTAACCGTATATTTAAGGTCAACTATATAATTTTTATTAGTAGTATCTTCTACTAGAGTTGCTGTGACCGGGACAGTTTCATCTAATGTAGTTACTAATTTTGGTCTTGGAAAAGTTAAATTTATTGCCATAGTTTTAGTCTGTGATTGTTATGTCTGCTCTTATAAAAGAGTAAATATTTTGTCCGTTTTCATTCATTCCAGTTCTATACTGAACGTTTAATCCTGAATTTATTTTTACTTTACAGCTAGGACTTAATAGATGTTTTTGTAATTGAAAGCTAACCCAATTAAGTAAAGGCATTAACTTTTCTTGGTCGGGTACTACTAAAGCATATTGAATAGAAATATTAGAGTTTCTAAGACACTTGCCTTGCTTCCAACCGTCATTAGTTCTGTAAACCTTTAGTAATGGAAATGCAGTAGTAGGAGCATTGTAAGTATCATAGATAGCATAATGTCTAATAGCTACACTCCCCATAGTTTGCCTTAACTGAGGATGAGCATCTAAATAAGCTGAATATTCTTTGTTTATGTATTCAAATAGATACTCTGCTAAATAACTAACCGCTTCATCTCTATAAGGTTTAATATCTAAGTTAGCTGAAAACTTTTGAGTAGAACCTAAGTTAATTTTATTCTGTAAGTTTTCTAATGCTCTTGGAGGTAAATTATTGTACATTACTCCTTTAACTCCTTAATATTAGACTTAGTTCTAATTCTAGTTTCTCCAGTTAAGACAAACTCATTGATTACATCTACTATTTCATCTTCAAGAGCTTTGTGAATAAACAAGAAAGGTCTAGGAGCTAGTTTACCTTTACTTCTAAATACATCTGTCATTCTCTCATCCTGAAGTAGATTAAGAGGAATAGTGTTTCCTATCTCAGGAGGTTGATGGTCTTTGGCATAACTAACTTTAGTACCGAATTGAAAACCTTCACGAGTAATAGAGAAAACGGAATCATCATTACCCATAATCAAAGAGTTAAGTAACTTACCAGTATCTTTTAGTAGAGGTTTACCTATTCTTTCTGGGTGAGTAGCTAGCCAGTTAGGAGTCATAGCAGACCAGTAGACTTTGCCGTGAGCTAATCCACCTCTATTAGTTAAAGGAGCAGTAGCAAACCTCAACTTAACATCTTCTACTAATACTTCTTTGATACCCGCTTCTAGTTGAGTAATATCTTTCTTTCTTTTCAAAGCATTCTCAAACTTCCTACTCAATCCTTCTAATCCACTAAAGTCTGCTGATAAAGTTACCATATTAACCCCATTTGCTATCTACTAATGTAGTCGTTAGATTAAAACTTCCAGCCTCAACAGGAGGATATCTACCATCTAAACTATCTATTACTCTCACCTCATAATAAAGTTTAGTAGGTCGTTGATTGCTTATTAAGTAGAAGTCAGATTCTTTTAACTGAATTTGAGCTTTATATTCTCTAATAGTTGAATCAGGAAGTGTCTTAACCTGAATAAACTTAATTCCACCTTTATTAGTAGATGAGTAGATAACTGCTGTGTCATCAGGGTCAGATATATTTCTCTTAACTATGAACTCAATATCTGTACCTTCCTTAGTTAATCTATCTCCATAAATAAGAATGTTGATAGCATGAACTGAGTTGCGAGTTAAGTTATATCCGTTGAGGCTGACATCTACTCCTTTTACAATGACATAAGTTTGTCCTGTAGGAGCCTCAGTCAATATGTCTCTTTCTACCTTACTAATAGTAAAAGATGATTTATCTGTTTCTAGAGTTGCTGATAACGCTCTTGTAATTTTAGAAGAGATAGTAATAGAACTAGAATCCGATGATAGAACTCCTTTAGTTGCTCTCCAAGCTGTCAAAAAAATATTAACTCTAGCTGGTTGAACATTAATAGTAGCAGAAGTTGCAACACCTTTTTTACCGTTAATAGTTGCTTTACTCTTATCAGTAAAAATATTAGTTATATTACTTACCCATCTTGTCATTCCAGCAATTGCATTACTCTTATCCGTAAAGATATTAGCAGCTAAACCTCTAATGTAACTAACTTTATCAATAGTCACGTTACTCTTATCAGTTTCTATAGTTGCTTCTAATGACCTAACATAAGAAACTTTTTCTATAGTTGCTGAAGAATTATCGGTATTGATAGTAGCTTGAAGTGCATATTTAGTCATCTACTTACTCCCAAATAGAGATAGCTCCAACTGGAATTCTCAAGATATCCAAAGAGTTAATTACTTTAGTTTCGTTATCCCCAAAAACACCACAATACAATAGAGTAGTATTTCCGGTAGCAGTTCTATGCAATGCAAAAGATTTTATACTTTCCCAATCTGCATTTTCAGCAGCAGGAAACACCAATTGCATTAAGTTCTTTACGTTGCGACCTGTTACTTGCCAATTAGCAGAGTTACAAGGAATAGGAATTCTAGTATAACCAGGTGATTTAGAAACGGTTAGTTCCCCAATATCTCCTGTCATAGTAGGAGGCATAGTACCTAAAGCTAAATAAATCTCACTAGGAGTTTCAAAAGTTTCGTTTCTTAAAAGCTTTAGTTGGGAGTTAGCTAGATAGTCACTCTTAGTAAAAGTAGGTTTAACCTCTTGAATAATAATTTTACCAGGAGGGAAATAGTGACCATCCCCAATGTTGAGACTTTTACCTAAATCAATATGACCAAAGTAGATAGGCACAGTATCAGAAGTTTCATCAAAGATACCGATAGCCACTACTGTTGGGAATTGAGTAATAGAATCTGGGAAAAATACAGGTTGTTGATTAGTACAAACTCTATTAACTGGTTCAGTCCAATAGCTAACACCAGTAGGATAAGGAACTTTTGTATAACCAGTAGATGCAGCGGGTTCGGTAAAATTACCCCCATCAATAGTTGGAAGAGTAGTAGATAAACCAATAAATAAATTGTTATTAAGAGGAGCTTTTACTAATTCACCTTTAAAGAAGTTTAGTAGATTAGCTGCTTGAAGTGGACTTTTATTATCTGCCATGATTGTTTTATTTTTCGACTTTACTTTTATACTAATTGAGTTGTGGAACTTATAAAGAAATTATTCAGTTTGGGAATGAGAAAGAGGATTAGTAAGGTATGTTAGTTATTAGTTCCCTTACTTATACTCCTGTTCTCCACCTGTTATATAGCTTTTCCCAACCAGCAGACATTAACTGTTTAAAGCAGATAGGTTCTCCAGTTAAAATAAACTCCAATTCATCTTGCCAGATAGGGTAATAAGTGAAACTATCATTACTTATATAGTTATTATCTATATCTACTAATGAGATGGAATATTTAAAATGAAATAAACCTTCATGATGTTCTTCATATCTATTAATCCAGATAGTGTGTGGAACAAGTAATGTATGTTCCTTAATAACCTTAGAAGCTAAACTATATATCTCAGTTGTAATTGACCCAGCTACATGGTCATCAAAATCGCTGCATATAACCACCTCATATTCTTGAGGATTAAGATACCTACGTTTAACCTTAATAGCTTTACTTGTTTCATCAAAGTCATATAGTGGTGAATATATTTGTAATCTACAGTTATTGTTCTGAGTACCTGTACTTGTATCTGATTGCCAGTTAAGTAACTTATCTACTTTAAGTGCGTTTCTCATTAGTTATCTTACTCCATAGTGTTAATAATTTATCTTCTAAGCAAGGTTGGTAGATATTAGTACCTTGTCTTAAGTTGCATGACTTACATGAGTAAAGAAGGTTAAGTTCATTAGTTACTAAAGTAATAGAGTTGTGTACTTTAAGTAGTTTAATAGGAATAATGTGAAATAGATGTCCTTCTCCTAGAGATAAAGGTTGTTTGCATATTGGACATAAATACAATGACTTCCTAATAAGGCTTCTACTAATCTCCCAAGCTTCTCTACTTCTTTTCCAATTATTAAACTTAGAACGAAACTTACATTTACTTCTAATCATATTTAAGAAGTGGGTAATAAATAGTTTTTCTTTCTCTTCAATCCTCTCAATCCACCAATTCCTGCACCTACAGCAGCTCCTTTTTTAGCAGCTCCAAATGCACTTCTAGCTCCTTGCCCAACTGCTCCTCCTAAAGCACCTTTCCATCCACCTTTTAGTCCTTTAATTCCTCCTCTAACAGCTCCGGTTAATCCACCGCCGGCAGCAGAAAGAGTGCCAATAGTTTTAGCGTCGTTAGTTACTTTACCTGCAAAAGAAGTAGGAGCATATCTTTTAGCTCTAGTAAGTAAAGAGTTATAACCGTTCTTTCTAGCAAAACTATCAGTAGCACCTCTAAGTCCTCCCATTACTGCACCAGGAATTCCACCTGCATTGTAACCAGCAGCTACACCTACTCCAGCTCCAATACCTGCACTTTTTAATCGAGAAGGTTTTTTAGGTTTACCAAATAAATAGTTTGAGTTAGTAGAACCTATAAATTTAATCTGTCTCATTTTTTATCTTTTAGCCTCTGTAATAGACTTTTCTTTTTGTTAGGCTGAACTAAACCTCTTGCTGTACCTACACCAGAACCAGCTAATCCACCTGCTAATGCACCTTTAGCTCCCCAAACTAACCCTTTACTTACTCCTTTAATAGCTCGGTCTTTGAGTTTACCTTTAGTCTTTAGGACAGTATTGATTAGACCTAAGCTAGCAGTAGCACCTCCAACATTTCTAGCACCACTCTTAGTGTCATTGGCAATTTTACCTAACCTCGACCTTGCACCTGACTTTTTAAATCTCTCTCTTTCTTTATCTATATCTTTATCAATTCCCATTCCTATTCCTGCTAAATTACCCGCTCCAGATAAAGCACTTAAAGCTCCATATTTACTAGCACCAATAACTCCACCAGTAATAAGAGAAGTAGCTAAACCAATTCTACTTTTCCTTTTAGTTCTATCTCTACCTCTGCCAAAATTAGCAAATACAATCTTTCTCATGATATTTATTTTTTAAGTCTATCTAGCATAGACTTTTTCTTTCTAGGTGTTACTAATGCACGAACTGCTCCTACTTGTGCGCCAGTTGAAGCTCCACCTAATCCACCTACTGCACCTCCACTCAACGCCCCAACCGTACCTACTAAAGCAGCAGAACCTAGTTTGGATTTAAAACTCCCAGGAGCCTTCATAACTCCTCTAATACCGCTTCCTCCAGCATAAGCAGCTCCAATAGCTCCTCCTATCTTTGCACCTTTAGCAGTATCGTGACCCACCATTCCCAATCTACTTCTTTGCTTTTGTTTCTTAGGAGGAAGACTCAAAGCAAACTCAGCAATCTTAGTAGAATTAGAAAACTTACCTTTCTTTTTCTTAGTTTTATTTTCTTGAAGAAAACCTCTTCCTGCTCCTACTAAAGCTCCATTCCCTGCACCTGAAACTGTTCCACTAACTCCACCTCCAAGAACACCTAGACCTGCACCTATAATAGTATTTTTAAGTTTCTGTCTAGCTTCTGCTTTTTTATCTCTTCCCAATCCTAAGAAACCTTTCTTTTTAGTTGTTGGTAATTTAGATCCTAAAGCTGCACCAGCCAATCCAGCAGTAATAGCACTACCAATTCCTACTGATTTAGCTCCTAACTTAGCGTCGTGACCAATCTTACCTAAATGACTTCTCGACCCTTCTTTCTCGTATCTATCTTTTTCTTTATTAATTCCACGAGCTATTAATCCACCAGCAATAGTTCCAACTGGGCCTCCTGCTACAGTACCTAATCCAGCTCCAGCAGCTACCGAAACTCTACTTTTTCTCTTTGTTTTATCCTTACCTCTTCCGAAGTTAGTAAGTTGATTTTGATTAGCAAACGTAATAGCGTACATCATAATTTTTACTATTTAATAAGTTTCCCAAAAGACTTCAACACCTCTATATTTTCTATTTTCCCCAAAATCCAAACCTAAATTATTTTTATTTCTTTTATAATCTCCAATAACAGTAAAGTTTTGAGTAGCAGAAGTTCTTTTATATCCTAATTCAGGAGTATTTGGAAGTATTAGTCTAGAAGCATTTTGCATTGCATTGTCTTCCGGGGCAGATACACCTGGAATATAGATATTAGTACCAATAAAATAACTCTTAAGTAGTTCTTTAGCTTTTTGATAGATAGTAGAACCTAATCCCCCATCACCTCCTAAACTAGCTATCATTCCTTGATCATATAAGGACATCATCAAGTCATTAATAACAAATCCTACTACTATCGGCTCTATTAGCGGAATATCTAATGGATGTATTGGTAAAACGTATAGCATCCTAAAGTAAGTATCTATTAGTCTCTCATTAGTTAAGATTAGTTCGTGTACTAATTCCACATCTAGGTTAGAAGAGATAACTGATACATTATCTGAAGGTATAAGAGACTCAGTAAATATATTAGCTCGTCTACCTAGCCTTCTTTGAATTTTTTCTACTGTGCAATACTTATACATTACTTAGACCTTCCCCAAGAAAATCCTTTCCGCTTTTTAAAAGGTGAAAAAGGCATATCTGTTATTAAATCTTTAGGTGTTTTTAGTTTATTACCAAATTTAGTAGCGCTTCTTAATTCTTTCTTTATATTAATACCTGTGTTTACCATACTTCTTGCCTCTCTAACTCCTGGTAGAATTGTATTTTTAAAATAGTTTTTCTTACTTCTATCATTGTTGAACACTCCTGCTGTCTTCATAGCTGCGAAAGTCTGTCCACCAGTAACTAAACCTCGTTTAAGTCTTTGTCTAGTAGAAGCATTTTCATCTCCCATAGCTGCTAATCCTCCAACTGCTAAAGGTACTAGATAAGGACTGTTTTTTTCTATAAATCTTTTACGTCTTTTAGCTAGACTATCAAATGGTCGCCACATAATTAATCCTTTTCTCCTTTTATCTGTTTAAGTTCTTTATGGTATTGAATAAGATAAGGTTTAGCTAGATTATGGTAAAGAGCAGGAAACAATATTCCAAATATTACGTAGCTAACTACCAATACAATAGTTAAGTTCTTAAAGTTAATATTTTTACCAAGACTTAAGATATTAATGTTTAATAAATCACTTAATTCAGTAGATAGTTTAGACTGACTTTCTTTTATTCTACTAACATCTTCTCTAATATCTTTAACTTCATATTTGAGGTTAGCTACTTCACTAAGAAGGTTGTTGCCGTTGTTGTGAAAAATAGTATCGTTAAGCCTCTTTAGTTCTTCTTCTATCTTTCTAATGATTATCTCAGCTTTAATTAGTCCTTCAGAGCTAGAAGTAAGAGGAGTATCTACAAGTTTTCTAAACACGTCGTTGTTAAAGTTGGTATTAGTAGAGTAAAGAGTCTTTAGCAATAAATCTGACCTTTCCTCCATTTCTATTAGTTTAGTAGCTAATAACGCTTCTTCACTTCTATCAATAATTGAAGATAAAACTCTTAAGTCACCATCTCTAATAGCAAGCTTGTTAGACCATTTAGTATCTAAGTGATTGCCGTCTTTCTTATAAATCTTATAATTGCTAACTACTAACTCTACTTCATGATTAAGCAACCTCTTAAGCTGTCCTTGCATTGCAATCGCATCTTCAGAATTAAGAAGACTTATATCTCTAATATTTTTACCAATAATAGAGTTGTCCCATCCTAATAATTCTCTAGCTTGTTGATTCCATCGAGAAATGTTGAAGTTTCTATCCCATTCAATTTTTATAAGTAAGCTGCTATTAAAATTTTCTTCATCTAATAAAGCTAATTCAGCTAACCTACTAGACATTAACTCATCTTTAGTTATGTCTCTTAAGTAGCTAATAGTTACAACAGCGTTCTCTCTTAGAATCCTGCAAGTATGGTCGAGGACAGTTATATCCTTACCCGATTTACTGACTAATCTATATTTCTGATAAAAAGATGCTGTACCTTTATCTAAATAAGTAAGCAGCTCAGATTTAAAAGAACTAACGTCATCTGAGTGAATTAGAGATATATAAGGTTTAGTTAGTATTTCCTGCTTTGTATATTCAAGAAGTCCAGCTAAATTATCAGATACATCTTCAGGAACACTTTCTTTTGAGTTAACCCATTGAATTAGAAATAGATAGTTCTCTTTAAATAAAGTGTTTTCTAATAAACTATCTGACTTTTGACTGCCAACTAAAATAATGAAATTGAGATATTTATAACCAAATAGAGTTAACGATATCTCTTTCTCGCTTCTTGGGTCTTTAACCGTAAAATCCTCAATATGTTCACCAGTCTCAAAAGCTTTGTTTAAGAACTTATAAACTGATTCAGCATACATAGGCCCCTGAACGTTAATAAAGCTACTAATAGGTTTGTCTAGTCTATCAGTACGGTAGCTAGGGAGATAATACGTAATACTATCACTTATATATCGGTAATAATATTCATCCTCAATTTTTTCAAATAGTACGCTAAATACAACCATCTCATTTTTATGCCTTGTTGCTAGGAATACCTGTTCCTACTAATCCTACTGGTACACCTTCTCTTGCACTAGCTCTAATATCGTCATTAACTCTTGCTCTACTCCCGCTTACTCCCAAGAAACCAAAAGTACCTACAAGTAAAGCAGTTAAGTCGTCTTTGGATATCTTACCTTCATAAATACAGTTAACAATAGGTTGATAAACTACTGATAAGTAAAGAAGTAGAGAAAATAAAAAAGTCTTAGTTAAATAGAGAGAGCGTTTCATTTTAGTTTCATTCATTTAGTATACTTGCCTCGTTTTTTATTTTTATCAGACCTAGCTTTTCTATAAAGCTTATATCCTACAGTTCCAAGAGTCCCAGCTCCAGCTAGTAATGCTAGCTTTCCTTTATTTTTAGATAATATATTAATTAGTTTCTTAGTTTTACTAGATTTTGGTGAAGATGCTTTGTACCGTTCACTAAAACCTTTAAAGGAGCTTTTACCTTGTTTACCGCTAAACTTCTCTTCTGCGTTACTATATATTTCTTGTTTTCTAGCAATACTAGAATCATTAAGCCTTTTAGCTAGAAATTTATTACCACTTTCTTTAGCTTCTTTAGAAATAATCTTAGATATGTTTTTACCATCTTGAATACTAGAAGGTTGTAGTTCTTTTTTCCATCTACTTGCAAATGTAATAAGTCTCATGTTTTTTATCCCGGTAAATGCAACCAGTAATTTCCATTTCCTTCAGGTGCGCTAACTTGAGCAATTAAAGAGTAAGAATATAAAGTCTCTTTTCCGGCTGTTGGAGTATGAATGTAACCGCTGTGAGTAAATTCTCCATTAGGGTCATTAACTACAAATGCACCTCTACCCTCATAAGCAGAATCATCATATCCCACCACTAATACAATGTGACTAGCTTCAGTTAAGTAAGTACCTAGGATTACGGGAGCTTTACTAACAGCATCTTTTAACTCTTGAGCAGTTCCAGAAGTAGTAGAATAATGTTTAACCCCGTAGCTTTTAAGTATTGCAGTAATATCTTGCCAAGAAAACCTATCGTAACCTAAATCTAAACACTTGTTGTAGAGTTGGTCAGGAGTTACTTTAATCTTATAAAAAGAAAGCAGCATCGCAACACAAGTCAAGAAGCAAGAGGTATAGGGATGATAGTGATTATCTATTTGGTAATAATAATCAATCCTCAATACATTCTTAGTAGATTTCTTTTTCTTATCTTCTACTACTTCAACGTGTTCCTTATAAATAAACCAACTTCTAATTCCTACTGGACTGTCAGGAAAATTAGTAGCTAACTTAACTTCATAATGAGCATCTTTCTCTTTTAAAATCTCCACGTCTATTTCTTTACCAGTATCTAACCAATAAAGATATTTAGCTTGCAACTCAATAAACGGAATAGCACGACTTTTTAAAGGAGTTCGATTGATAATTTTTAGCTTAGTCATAGTGATTAAATTAATGTAACTTTACTTGTGAAATAACCTTCATCTAATGTAACTTCTGCTGTATCTGGAAAAATAGCTTTAGTAACGTAATAGATAGATGAGTCTAGTTTTGGGTCTAGCTTTGATTGAATTGTTTCTTTTTCTACTAAACCTTTAAAAATTATTTTAGTAGGTTCTGTAACTATAGGAGATAAACCGCTGTTAGTACCGTAATTCCCAACTGAGAAGTTAGTAGTAGAAGTATTGGTAAAAACAGTAAAGTTAACTGATACTCCAACTCCTAGTAAAGAAGGATTGTCTGTAGATTCTAAAGTAACTCCTAAAGGTAAGTCGTCTGACCTTGGAACAGTAGAACCAGAAAGAGGATTATCTTTCCATTCTCGATAAGTAGAAACTTTAATGCTCATATTAAATAGAAACTTCCTGTATCTGTGTATTTAGACATATTAGTAGTTGTCTTGACTGAGATATCTAATTCATAAACAATATTGTGAACTCTACTAGAAAACTCTAATGCCTTAGCTTGATAGAAAGTAGCGATGTCAGAACCGTTAATATAAAGAATTGCTTTAATATCTTCTTGTTTAATTAAAGGAAAGACAAAGCTAGTATTGTCATATTGTTTAAGAACTAATCCTGTAAGTTGATGAATTAGTTTAAACGTTAAACCTATATTATTTATTTTAATAGGTTCGTTAGCACTAATATCTATTACTACTGGAATTGTATCTTTAATAGAGTGACTTGAGTTTTTAAGGTAGACATAAGGTTTCTCTATTGTAGAATCTCTAACTACTTGAAGAGTTGTAACTTTAGATTTGATTAACATAACTAAAAATAAAAGTATAGTCCTTCTACCAAACTATACTTAATTAATTACTAAATTTAGTAGAAGTAGTTTTACTCTTCAGTTGACCCGTATTTAAAAGGGAAATCTGCCCAAGTTTTACCTAAAGGAGGTTTAACTCTAGTTGTAAGGTCAGCCATACTTTCATAAGGTCTATTACCGACAATCAAAGTTGCTGTCTTCTCTGCTATTCCTTTAATATTTTTAATATCTTCAATAGAAGCAGTATTGATATCTACTCTGGTAGTAATAACAGGATTAGCTTCTACAAATTGAGGAGTTAAAGGTACTAAATGTTCTACAGCAGGAGTCAAATTTCTTACTTCTTGAACAGGTGTAATAGATACCGATTCCGCAATATGAGTATCAGTTTCGATAATAGATACTTTAGTAGGGTCTTTAGTAACATATTCAGGTAGTTCTCCTTCTGGATAGGGAGTTGTTCTAGCCCAATAAAAGTTGCCAGTCTTATCTCTAAAAGTCTTGTGAAGGATATATTCTCTCATATTAGTTTACGGTCTGTGCCATCAAAAGTTTAGGATTCATGATAATAGGAATAAAGCTAGCTACTGTTGCTACTACATCATTAGGAGGACGACCGTTCTCAGTATAGATATCTAAGTAAATACCTGTTTTAATCTTAGGAATATCTTTACCGCTAGAAATGATATTAGTTTTAGATTCCATAGTAGGGCCTATAGCAGAGATACCCATCTTATTCTTCAGGAATACAATCCGGTTATCATTCAAGAAGTTTGCAGTAACAGCTTCTCCACCCGGAACTTCTTCATGATACTTTTCGCCAAACTCTACTACAGGAGGTAACTTACGTCTGCGTAGTAACTCATCTGCCATATCTCTAGAAACCAAGCCAATCTCTGAAGTAGTCATTGCACGAGCAGCTTCTTTAGTAGATTTCTGGTCTAGAAACAAATTCCAGAGTTTGCGGTTCATTACAATTTTGTCAGGTTGAAACCCGTTAGTATCGTCATAAGTTTCAATCAAGTCTTGAAGATTGCGGAAACCATCAGCATTTTGTTTGTCGCTCCACTTATTAAGAGCAGGGTTAGCAGTGTTACCTGTAGCAACAAGAGGAAGAGGAAAGTGGTTATAAGGTGCGTTTGCTTTCTTGTAGTCAATCTCAAACTTGACTCCAGTAGACATATCTTCGATGTTTAAAGCACCTGTAGATACAGCCTGCCACTTCATCATGTCCATTCTATCGACCATACCGTCTAATAGTTGTTGAACATCTCCAAATAAAGCAGTAGCTAAATCATCATTAGCACCTCTTTGAACAGTTCCGTCTGGTTTGTGGATAGTTTGAATTTTGTTCCACATATAACCAGCTAATTGATATGCTTCTGACAACGCCCACATATCCTCCTCATCATATCTATGAGATAAAGCAAGTTTAGTGAGTTGAGCTGTAACTTTCTCAAATCCACCGTGACGAGTTACTGGAATTTCAGCTCCCCAAGCAACTACTCTAGCAGCAGGAGCAATACGAGAAGTTAACAACGCCATGAAGTTTCTAGTTTCAAACGTCTGGGTTGGCATTGCTTCATCGATTAATTTATCTCGTTTAAGTAAATCTCGATGTGTTTCGTCAACAATAGCGTTAATTTGCTTGTTGATAAAAGGTTCGTTGAAAAATGATGCGACGTGACTCATATTTTTATTCGTTAGTTATTTCTTATTAAGACCAAACTTCTCGTGCTTCCAAATCAGGACATTCATATACCAAACTATTGTCGTAGTAAGGAAGATGCAGCTTGTAGATATAAGCTTTGTGAACTACTCCCAATGCACGACCTGTAACCCCACCTTCTGTAAAGTCGATAGAGTGAGGAAAAATACCAAGAACTTCATCTTGAGGAACCCCAATTGAAGAACCTACAGGTAAATTGCCTACAACATTTCCACTTAAAAGAATCTCTTCAGTAACCGGGTCAATAGAAGCTACAGTACCTACAGGGACAGTATTAGCAGCAGTAGTAGTTTCAGAACTTCCCAAAGTACCAGAAGGAGTAAAAGTAGCTAAAGGACGACCAGCAGGAGAATAAACATAAAGGTTAGCTCCACTAGCAATAAATTCTAGATTTTTACTTAGGTTAGGAATTCTATTAAAGTTAGCTGCTAAAATTGTTGCTGCTTCAGTTGCATTAGCTGCTCCAACAGGAATATATTTAAACGTTTGATTGTTGTAAGTAATCCCAGCTTCTCCTACCCCAGAGACGGTTAACATCGCTGAAGGGTTAAGGATTTCTAAGACATCTCCAGGCACAAAACAGTAAGGATTTCCTACTTTAATTCGATTACCGCTTGTAGGAGCAGTTACTCTAGCACGAGGAAGAAATCGATGTTCTCCGTTCTTTTTAGAAACGAACATTCCTTCAGGTAAAGCATTCTTACCTTGTTTATTTCGACTAATAAACTTGTTGGATAGAGATACGTGGAAAGGAGTTCGGATACCGCGAGGATAAGCAATAATAGCTTTCTCAGCATCTACTCTACCAAATCTTGTAAACATAATTATTTCTCTTTATTTGTTATTTATCGATTACTTTTACGGGCGGCTAAACGTTCTTTCATACTAGCAACGTTAATTTTTATCAACTCGTCTTCTTCTTCGTTAGCAGGTGTTAAACTTTCTTCTACATAACGAGAAAAATCAACAGAAGGATCATTAGCTTCTTTATCTGCTTGAAGTGCAAATTCAATAGCGTAAAGATGAGTTTCTAAATCTACTCCATTGCTTTCTGCATTTTGAGAGAAACTAGCTACCATATCTTCAATCTTGTTGACTGAACCTAAATACAAATCTTTTTTATATTTAGTTAACCAATGTTCTTGAATTCCTTGGTTGGCAAGTTGAGCTAGTTCAGAAATGCGTTCTTGCAGTTGAGAATTAAACTCAAAGTTAGCAATTTTAGATTTTAACTGCTTTACTTCATCGTTAATGTAAGAGTATTTAGCGTCAGGTTCATCAGAAGTTTCTTCATCTTCTTCTACTTCTTCGCTATCATCCTCATCTTCCAACTCTTCGTCTTCCTCGTCTTCTTCTTCAGTTTCATCTAGCAACTCAAGCAAGACTGACTCTTCCAAATCTCCTCTATCTACTGCTGCAAAAGCTTGTAACCGTAAAGCATTTTCATCGTTAGTAGAAGTTGCAGTAAACATCTCATTTAAGATATCTACCATTTCTGCACGAGGGAACAATTTACCGCTAAGAATTTTATTTAATTGCTGTTCTGTAGCTCCTGTTTGTTCGAGAATATCTGCTAAACCGTCTTCTAAAGTTTCGTAATCTTGCTCAATACACTCCACGAGAGCAGGAACAAAATAACCTTTCATGTTGAAATTTGCGTAATTCATACTGTAATTTGATTCATTGTTACTAATTTTACTTTCTTTTAGTCCTGTTAACTCAATTAAAGAAGTTTCTAAGTCAGCTAAAGATTTGATTTTAAGTCGAGTATAATCATCTTCATCTAACTCACCGTTAGAATAATTAGATTCTAATCCGTCTAAAATCCGGTCATATAGTTCATATACTTCTTGTCTTTGTTCTTTACTCATATTAATTACTTAAACATTTTTTTAGAAGCATTTTTAATTCTATCACCTAAAGTTTTTGGTTTGCGAGCATTGCCAATTGCTTTTGCACCAACCATTCCTAGACCTCCAGCAGCAGCTAAACCAGCAAGTGCCATTCCAGCTTTACCGGGATTTTTAGCAATAGCTTTAGCAGCACCACCTACTTTGTTATATACTCCAGCAGCTCCTTTCCCAGCAGCCATATTACTTAGTTTTTTCTTAGCAGCATTGTTAGTTGCACCAGCCGATTTTGGGCCTTGAGCAGCAAAGTTAGCTAAATTAGTTTTACGTTTCATAGTTTTATTTCTTAAATGTTTTAATTGCGCGAGATAGTCTACCTTCTAAACTCTGAGATTTCTTTTTACGGCTATCTAAAGCTTTCATTCCTGTCTTTCTAACTTGATTTGCTACTAATAGAGCAGCTCCAGTTTTAAGAGGATTAGCTTTAACAGTTTCAGCTACTTTACCTATTTTATTAGCGACACCTACCAAACCTTTTCCTTTAGCCATGTTATTGATTTTGCTTTGAACTTCAGCAGCCATCTTACCTGTTTTAGCATAAGGATTTTTAGATTTTCTACCGCTTTCCACTCCAGATTTAAATTTAAACTTTTCACTTTGAGCTGTGAATTTAATTAACTCCGGCGAGAAACCGTATCTAGCAGTAGTTTTAACAGGAATTCCGGGTCTAGCTGGTGTTACAGGAGCAGGTTGTTGAGTTTCGGGTTCTGGGACGGAAACAAACATTTCAGCTAACATAACTGATAAATCCTCAATTGCTCCTTGGATAAGTTCAGACGGGTCTTGTATCCCCATTGAAGCCATTTCTTCTGGATCAATTTCATTAGCATCTTCAACTACTTCTAGAAATGCAGTAAACACTTTCATTGCTTCTTCTCTTTGTTCTTCAATAGTTTGAGATGTATTGAGAGCTTCTTCAAGAGATAAAGCATAGTTACTTTCTTTACTATATCCTTTCGATACTAATAGATTCTTGTTTTTTATTTTCTTCATATTTGGTTGGTTAGATTCCTTATTAGCATGATAACTAAAAAGAGTTGCATTTGGAATTGCGGGTAAAGCTACAAGAGATAACTCTTTAATAGAAAATGTATCTAAATCAATACCAGCAGAAACAGTTTTAGCAAGACCTCTTCTCATTTTATCAACTATTTCCGGAACTTTTATACAAACATCTTTAACAAATACTCCTACTCGACCTATTAAATGTTTTAGTTTTGGATTGCCTTTAGTATAAGTCTCATCTATTACTCGGGCTTCCATTGGAGACTCAATAAAGCCTACCACATTATTAATATCTTTTTTATGTTCAGTTAAAACAGGAATCCCGCAATCAGAAATATTGAAATGTTTGTTAGTATTTTCTACTAATTCTCTAATCTTATCTGGAGGAAAGCTATGTTTGTTCTTTCTACTATCAACATGAGGGCTATTTTCTTCCGTAGAGTAGAATATTAAACCTTCTTTTACAATCTCGTTTGGATCATCACTATTACCAACTTCTTTTAAAGCGCTAGGAATAGTATTAAAGTGAATTATTGTCATTTCTTTTTCTTTAGTAATCCCATTCCTGCACCTAAAACTAAACCACCAACAGCAGCAGACCTTTGAATTGTAGGGGCTTTCTTTCCTCCTTTCTTAATCTTTCCTTTCGTTACCATCGGAACTTTATCGTTGTTTCCTCCTACAGCATACCCAGTAGCCCAACCAACTCCAGCTCCCGTACCTGCCATTTTAGCTGCTTGAACTAATCTTTTACCTGCCATCAACTACCTCTTTAATCTACTAATATAATTTTGTTATATCACTTATTGTATGTTACTATTTTCGTTATTAATAGTAATTCTTTCGGTGAATAATGTATCCAGCTAATATAGAATTTGGTAAGCAGTTAAGAGAGTATCGAGAAAGTAGAAACATAAGTCAAATAGAATTAGGTAAAATAATCTCTTACTCTCAAGCAGAAATGAGTAAAATCGAAAACGGTAAGATTGATATAACTATAAATCAATACCTTCAAATAGTAGAAACGATAGAAGTCTCTATTTATATTTATTATTTATCTCTTCAGACTACTATATTTGTCTCTCTAATCTTTAAACATAAAATTGTGTAAATACTGAAGTGTTTTCTTAGATGTTTTAGTTTCCCCATTAAAATAAGCAGGAGCAAAGTGAACTATCAAAGGCATTTCCTTATCAGAAGGTAGATTGTACCTCTTACCTGCTACAAAAGTTCCGTTCTCTCTAACTACTTGATTCCCATCATCAAACATCCATTTTCTAGCAACCATATCTTTATACTCTGGAGTGTTACCATTTCCCACAAATCTTGTTCCTCGATGTAACGAAGGTAATCTCAAACCATCTTTAAGACCAGGAATAGTTTTAGAGTACAAATCATCGTTGTGCATAACTTTTAAGGTGGGAACCACTTCATCTACTAATCCGTAATCAGGACTAGCAGTAGAAAATACCTTCATTAATTTTTTAGTATCAACTCCAGCAGCTTCTAAAATATGTGGAATATCTCTTCCTTGAAAACCACCAGCACTAGCAGTTACTAGATTGATAGGTTTATCTGGATTTAACTTGTGCCATTTATAAATCTCATTAGCCATAATAACAGAATCTTTGTTGTAACCTTGAACAGTTGCCTTTTCAAATACATCTGCTATTTCCTGTCCTATTCCTAATTTAGTATCTCTTTTTACTTGATAATTATGAAAAAGAGGTATTAGTTCGTGATTTTTATCGATAGGTCTTTTTTGATTAGCATAAGCAGTTTTAACAAGTCTCATAAATCTCTCGCCTTGAGCATTTTCTGCTTTATCCATACCACCAATAAAGAAAGTCATAGATTTTTTAGGTATTTTATCCTGACTTAAATCTCTAATTTTAGGTAAGTTTTTAGCTTTAACTCCCGAAGGAATCTTCATATCTTCAATACCTACTCCACCTTTAGTAATATTCTTACCAAAGTTAACTAGATTTCTGTTATACCTAACTTTAGTCAAAGCAGCAGTAGCAACTCCAACCCCTAATGCACCTCCCAATACAGCTAGACTAGCAATAGCAACTTTAACTACTTTTTCTCTTACATCTTGCTCTCTATTAAAAGCTCTAACAAACTTACCTTTCCTAAAGAACCCTTTGACATTAATATTTTTTCTTATCTTTCTATTACTATTATTAGCAAAAGTAATTTGATTTAACCTGCTATTTGTAAAATACTTATCTTCCATACATTTTTAAACATCCAACTTTAGGAATTCTGCGTAACTTCTCTATTCTCAAGTTTATATCATCACTATCTCCTATACTAGAGAACTGAATATTAGAACTAATTACAGACTCAAAGTTGTTCATCTTCTCCAACATATCGTCTAATTCAGATAGGTAAGACTCATAAGATTTCTTCACAGTAAGAATATTGCTAACTTCTTTATAAGTAGAATCTAACTTAGTAATATCAGCTTCTTTCCATAAACCGTTACTGTACTGATATCCTGTCTTAGCTTTATTATTTATTTCTGACCTATATAACTTACTAAAGTTTTCTAAACTATCTACATTAGTCATGCTTTTAAGTTGACTAACTACTCGTTCTTTTTCAGTTAATATCTGTCTATAATACTGCTTCTGAGTATCTATTAATAAAGCTCTATCGGCAACACTAGAACTATCCAAACGTTTCTTACTAATGCTTCTAATAGTCTCTAAGTTTAGACGGTTATCATTTAAATCTCTTTTTATTTTGTTGACATTAGCAACTACTGCATCTAAATTCTTACTAGATAAGGTAGTAGAAGGTATTTTAGGTTTAATATTCTTTAGTTGTTCAGCTCTTGCTCTACTATCTCTACCTCCCAATCTAGTATCTATTAATCTGCTTTCTCTAGATTGCAAATCACTTATATTACTTATTTCCTTATTTAGGTTCTTCTCAATACTTTTTAATTGACGATTGCTACTATCTATTAACTTTCTGCTCTTAAGGTTATCCAATGCACTTTGTAAGCTAGCTCCTTTAGGTAAGTTACTTCTATTATCAAGTATCACTTCTCTAGCACTTACATTAAGATTAGAACTCAAGTCAACTAAATTAGACCTCTTATCCTTAGTTGCTTGTAAGTATCTACTCAACTGTGCTTCATATTCCTGCTTACTATCTAAGTAAGTCTGATATAACTCGTCTAAGTCTTGACCTTTTAACTGATTCTGTAAAATTCTATCTCTTATACCTTCATAAGACTTCTTAGAGGATAGTAAAGAGTCTAATATACTTAAATAGTCAGGATTATCTGCTATTAGTTCATTAAGAGTAGCTTGAGTAGTATTAGTTAGAGAGTAGACTTCCTGAAATAGTTGATTATCTACTGTACTTATTAGGTTATCTGCTCCACTAACAATTCTAAAAGCTTTAGGTAATTTACTTGCTACTTCTGCTACTTCTACCATAGCTGTTGTATCTAAGTTATCCACAAAGTTCTTAAGTGATGCTTCTTGAACTTCTTGAGGTACATTACTAACCTGCTGAGCAACCTTACTTGTTTTAGGTCTTAGATTAAGAGGTATTTGAACTCTATTTCTAGCCAACTTAGTATAAGCATAATAAGCAGCTCCTACACTAAGCAATCCGGCTCCTGCTATAACTAACTTTTTTATAAAAGGATCGTTATAGAAAGCATTAGAAGTAGTTTGGTTACTAAGACTATCTGCTATAACTGAGTTCTTAATACCCTCTGCTAGTTCAGTTACTAAACTACCTTCATCCTCTTGCTTGCTCTCTTCTACTCCAACAAAATAACACCAACAAGATACGTGGAAAGGAGGTAGAGAAGAGTATTTACCTTCTACTTCATATTTAGTATCTACTTTACCTTTATAAATAGTGCTGATGTCCATTACTTGATTGTTCTTATTAAGGCAATAAGTACACAACATAGGTAAGTAACGTTCGTTGTTGTCTGACCTATATGCTTTAGCTAAACTTCCATAGACATTAAGAGCTTGTTGTCTATTACTGTGGTTCTCAGCTTCATTACTTATTCTTACTTTCTTATAACCTAACTCTTCTAACTTCTTAAGACGACCTAAGTTATAAGCTAATGATATTTCTGTTTCAGCTATTCTCTTAATTCTCTGAATACCGAAGATGTTACTAACTGATGTCTCTAGTTCCTCTATACTTCTATAACTATTGCTTCTAGTATCAAATACTCTCTCGACATTATCTCCTAACGGGTACTTCTCTCTATTCTTTATCTCTTGTAGTAGTGGTTTAATATTAGTAGAGTAACTACCTTCATTAGTACCTATATTCCTTATCTCATCTACTAATCTACTAGCGTTATCTTCATAAATAGTATTCTGAGTAGCAGATATTAGCTTACTTATACTACTATCTGAACTATCTCCTTTAATAAACTGCTGTATCTTTTTATCTGTGAGACTTCTACCTTTACTAACTGAACTAATAAACTGTTGTACTGCTTGAGCTGCTAATCTATCCTTATTAGACAATCTATCTCTACTACTTGTTAAAGTTTTAACTCTGCTAACCTCTTCTTTACTAATATTAGTAGATGTATTCTTAGTAAGCTGGGTAAATAAGTCACGTTCTCTAGTCTTAGGTCTTATACCTTCATTGTTAGCAAAATACTTCTTAATACTAGAGATGATACCTTTCTTATAGTCACCTGCATAAGACTGACCTAATAACAAAGTCCTCTTATCTTGGTATATAGTACCAAATTGAGATGAGTTAAGAATATCAATATCAGTAGGTGAACTAATAGAACTTGTACCTTCAGATAGCTTTAATTCCATTACTCTTACTGTTTCTTGTAAATCTCTAACTCTAACTCCTATAGTTGCAAACTGTTTAGTGGTAGCTGTAGCTTGTCTGTTCTGTATCTTACCTAAGAACTGCTCTAATTCTCTACTAATGTCCTGTAGTTGAGCAGATATACCCTTCTTATCTACGTTAGTTGCCTTAGTTAAGTCTCTTTGCAGTCTTGTTACACGTCTGTCGTAGTCTTTAAGTATTGCTTTCTCTACTTTTGCATCCCACATACCTTTAACTGCTAAATCTTCCTGAGTAGCAAAGGTAATAAGATTAGTATGGTTACTAGAGTAGCTAGTTAGGTTACTCTTCTTATTTCTATTACTTAAGACATCTGTTTGACCTAACATCCAGTGATAGTTCCACAACTCATCTAACTGGTTCTTAACTAATAAAGCAGGAGAAGATAAGTTTTTTTCTATATCAGTTATTACTGACTTATCTAGCTCATCTAACTTCTTCTTATAAGGACTGAAAAAAGTCTTGTTGAAGTCAAATAGTTTATCTTCTACTCTACTAACAAAGTTTTCAACGTATTTTGTACTTAAACTAGAGAAAGATTTCTTATTAGTTTTTTTTATCAATGCACTTGTCATATATTATATTAGTCACTATAATGTATCAGTATAGTCGAATGTCATAAGACCTCGCCTACGAGAATGTATTGAATGAGCAGAACAAAGAATGAATTTTCCAAAAGCTACGAAAGAAGAATTAGTAGAACGAGTTAGAGATGAGGTTAAAAGCCGAGGAGGTACATTACTGTCCAAAGTTTTAACTGCTAAGATTTTTGATATTGTATTTGAGACAGTAGTTTCCTTTATCGAAGAAGGTAAAGAAGTTACAATGCCCGGTCTTGGTGTTTTAGGTCATAAGACTGTTCCAACTACTAAACGCCGAGATATTGGTAGAAATAGCTTTATTACTGTCGAAGGTTATTATCGTCCAAAACTAAGACTAAATGATGCTTTACGTCGGAGATGTATTGATAGAAAATATACTTTCAACGAACCTCAAGTAAAGACAATTAGTTAATAGAAAATAGAACGTCCAGTTGACCTAACAAAGTCAGAGCTAGGACTTCTACTACCAAAAATAGAACGAGAAGGAGAGGAAGTATCAGCAAAGATATTTCTTCTTTCTTTTATGTGTTCGGGAACTTCCATCATCACTTCAGTAGTATCAACAACTCTCTCGTTTCTTTCCAGCCAAAGTATTCCGTAGCAGAAAGCATCCATTACATCATCATTCCGACATAGTGGAAAAGTAGTTAGCTGGTCTTTGAGAGTAACTATCTTCTCGCAAGCTTCTTTAGTAGGGAAATATATTTTGCCATCTCTAAACGCAGGAATAGTAGCTTTAAGTCTAGCTTCTTTTTGATTGCCGTAATCTTTAGGTTCAAGAGCAATAAAACCAGGATATTCTTTAGATAGAGCATAAACTACAGCAGGCCCAACACTTTTCTTTTCTATTAGTTTATGACTGCAAGGATACTTAGCTAATAAGTTTTTCAGCTCTATTAATAAATCTTCAAACCTAAGCCTCTTCTCTACTACATCTACTACATAATATTTATTCTCATAAATGCCGAAAATTACTATTCCGGTATAACAAGCGTCATCTTCTACTGATTCAGCTAAATCTCCTGCTAATATATACGACTCATAAGGTGGAGCGTTTTGATATTCTTTGAAGTGTTTGCTAGAAATAATACTTCCTGCTGCACCTTTAACATTTTGCTGACATTGCCTTTCAAACTCAAAAGGAGTAAACTCAATTTCCATTCGTTTGATAGCTTCCATGTCGAGAAGTTCAGGTACTAATATATCTCCTACATTCTTTCTCCAGTCTTTAAAACCTAATTTAGTAGAACTAGGAGAAACACCAGTATAAAGCAAAGGTAAAACTAATCTATCAAAGCCTCCTATTTCTTCCATTAGATAACCAGAAGTATCGTTCTCTCTCAATCTTTGCTGAATGACAATTAAAGCTTTCTCTTCACTAGACGGATTAAAACGAGAGATTAACGTTCCTCCCACAAACTTATTAGTCTTAAGAACCATTTTCTTTGAGTCTGCTTCACTAGCTTTTAATGGGTCATCTAGAATAATTACGTCTGCACCTTTACCAGTAATAGAACCACCAATCCCGATAGTATATCTCTTACCTTGATAGTTGTTATAGATTACGTTTTCAGTATCTCTAGTTAACTCAATAGGGTCTTCTACTAAATCTTCTATTGTGTTTTGAACGAGCTTGTAATAATCATCTTTAACTAATCTCCTAAACTGCTCAGAACATTCCTTAGCAATATCAAAGGTATAACTGCAATAAATAAATTTAAGATGAGGTTTCTTCAGCCACCAATAAGCAGGGAAATAAACTCCAGTTAGTAGAGTTTTCATAGTACGAGGACTGATATTAATGATTAATCTCTTAATCTGTCCAGCCATTACTGCTTCTAAATGTTCGCTTAATGCTTGAGCTAGCCTGCTATCTCTAAATTCTGTTGATTCTACGTGTTCAAACCCAACTTTGAGGAACTGATAAAGAGAATCAGAAGCTTTTGCATATTTCTGTTGATTGAGTAGAAACTCTATTTGCTCGTCTAACGATTGAAGTTTTTTCTGTATCTTATTATTTTTAGTCATTGTTTTGTTAGAATGTTATTTACTTCCTTTATACTACACCAAAAGAAATGATTACAAAAGACAGTCGAGGAATTACAGCTTGTACTTTGGCTACTTGTTGTCTAACATTGAGAGAGCAAATAGACCCTAATAAGCTTAAATTCGTTAATGAAAAAGGAGAAGAACTAACGTGTTCCAAAGATGAGTTTAAAGAGATAGTTAACTATATGTATCGTGAAGGTATTTTGGAGCATTGTGCGGATGGAACCTAATAATAAAGAAAAAGTAANCATAGTTATTCAAAGTAGATTACACGAAAATGATGCAGCAGGTCAAATAACTGAATTAGGTGAATTTGATACTTTAGAACTTCCTTTACTTTATTCAGGAGAACCAAGCAATAATAAGTTAGGTTTTAAAGATTGGAAAGATGTAAAGTGGAAAACTGAAATAATCAACCCTTAATTATCTGCTATACTGTTGAAAGAATCTCTACTTAGGTGGGGATTTTATTTTTATTAGGGAGAGAAAAACAATGGTCACTGATTATCAACTAAATCTAAGAGAACGGATGAATGAATATCTAGATTCTCTCAAAGAAGAAGCTATTCGGATTAACGGAGATGAATCAGTCATTTGGTTAGCTAAAGACTTTTTAAATCTACTAATCAATAAACTAGCTCAACAGAACAAAGTATTAGAAGTTCCTGATTGTGAATCTGAAATCCTTTGCTCGGATACAGATTGTCAAGGTAAACTTTGTGTAGTATTTACTTGGGAGAAAGATGAGAATTGGCTTAGATGTGAGGTGCTAGAAAGTGGAAGTATTGAGTTCTACTATAAAAATAAACTAACTAAACAAAATTGGTGGTGGAGTGGAAATTCTACTTTGGATGAAGGTTCCTGGTCAGAAGAACCGTTAGAAAAATTAACATTATTTGTGGAGTAAATAAATGCCAAAGCTAAAAAATATAGAACAGTATTTAGACAGACAACAGAAAATAAGAGGTAAGAGTTACGATAAACTTATTAATATTGCTAGAAGCTACTGGTTTGCCTTTAAACTTCAAGCTAAAAGTTATAACAGAAAACTTAAAGTACCAGAAGTATCTATTAATAACCATCACGTAGAATTTCGGTGGTGGCTAGAAGAAAATTACAAAGATGTTTCTACTGAGTTAGTAGTAGATATCACTGAAAAAGACTCTTACTACTATTTTGAAAATGATAAAAGAGGATTAGTTTGGGAGAAACAGTATGAGCCTCTAATTCCTCCTTATGGTATTCCAACTGACATTTACAATAAAGTTCTATTATTCACTGAGGAAGAAACACAATGAGCAAATATTTAGTTGAAGTTACTGACCTAGATCCAAAAGGTTTTGGTGGATTATCTGACCCTAAAGCTTTATTCGATAAAGATAAATTCAAAGTTAGCAATTATCCTAGTTCACCCTTCTCATCTCCTTTTAGTCCGCATCCACCTAAGAGTTCTTTTTCTTGGGAATTACTTCTCTTAGCTACATTTGTAACTCTAATTATTAGTCCAGATTTGAGAAAGAATATCAATTTCGATTATTCTCCCACTTCTCAATCCGAACAGTTACTTAATTCACCGATAAGGAAATAAAATCATGTCACCTTTAGGCGCTGCTCCTCATTATTATGCTTTTCTTTGTTATTACTGGGTTGACGGTAATCTAACTGAACCAATTTGGTATCGCAATCCATTAAATAATAAACTTTTAGTATATACAGATAGACGGACAGCCCTGAAGGTAGCAGATGAATTAAGCTCACATTCTACTCTTATAGTAGTTAATGAATATTGGCCAGAAGAAATAGATAACTATCAAATTACGGATGATTGAAATGGAGAAATTCTATTTACTTATAATTCAAAGAAGTTGGAAACCTATTATTGCTACTGAAGAAAATGGTAGAAGAATCCTTCTTTTTTCTAACCTAGATAATGCAAAGAATAAAGCTCAAGAGGTATTAGATTCTGGAGACTACAGAGCATCTAGAGTTGATATTTTACCTACAAAAATTAATAGAGAAGAAGACATTCACTTTGAAGTATTTTACAAAATAGAAGGATAGAGACATGAACTACTACACTCTTTTAGTTACAGATTCAGAAGGAACCTATATGTATGAAGATGGTAGAGACAATATAGTTCTCTTCCTAAATCAAGAAAAAGCAGAGATAGAAGCTTGTAGAATAGCTCCTAATTATTTTCTAGTACAAGTAGTCCCTTATAAGCTAGATACCAATTACGTAATAAGTGATTTATGAACTGCTATTCTATTCAAGTTACAGATGAGATAAATACTAGATTAGCCTCTAATACAGAAGGTCAGATACTTCTTTTTTCTAGTAAGAGTAAAGCAGAACTATTAGCTCGTAAGTTAAAAGATATTTGTGAGTCCGTAGAAGTTATCCCGTACTTACTAAAAATAATAGATACTAATTATATTTTTCTAGATGACTCAGTAGATTTTACAAAAATAGAGTTAGTAGAATAATGTATTGGATAATTCACTATACTGATACTCTACTAAATGGGAAAGTCTTAGGTTGGGATGTCGTAAGAGAAGAAGAGACAGATAAAATAGCTCTCTTTACTAAGAAAGAAATAGCGGAAGAAGAAGCTAATAATCTTAATAGCGAATTCAGAACTACTCAGGTTATCCCTTTAGAACTAAGCTATGTGGACAGAAACTATTTCATAATAGTAGATAAATAGTTCATAACGGACAATGTTCAACAAAGACGGTAGATTTGGTTATACGTTCTGGGTGCTTCTACTAAACAACGATTACATAAGAGATGAAGAAACCGGATTAGTTCTAGTTTATAAAGAAAAAGAAACTGCTACCTGGGAAGCTAAATACTACAAAGTATGCAGACAGATAGATGTTGAAGTAGTAGAGTTTACAGATTTTAGTATCAATTATTTAATTTGTGATTTTTAATGTAGAGGTTTAATTTATGAGTATTCTGTTACCTATACCTAAAGAAGAGTTTTACTACAAGGCTCTTTATAAAGATGAAAACACAATCTACGGCTACCAAAATATTAAAGTCTTAGATTATATCTTGTGGAAAAACAATAAAGCAGTTATTTATGTAGATTGTTTTGACCCATCTAGAGCTAATATTGCTTTTTTAGCTGAATTATTAGAGGAAGGCTATAAATTATCAGACAAACCTGTTTACAAAGAAAATAAACCAAAAGAATCAGGAAATTCCCTTAAAGATATCAACACTATCTACATTCTTCGTAGAAAACAATATCTAGCAATACCGGACAGTCTAATAGTTAAAAATCCAAATATTAAAGTAGCAGTAGACCAACTACTCGAAAGTGCTAAAGTCTACAATATTGAGTCACCTATTTATATCAAAGCTTTCTTAGCAGAAACAGAAATAGAAGCTAGAGGTTTAGCATTTAATTATTTTAAAGATAAAAAGTTAGATGCTACAGATATTAATAATTGGTTTTTTATAGATGATAGTCAAAAATGTAGAGCTTACTTATCCGATGAAGATGCAAGAAAAGAAATCAAAAAACTACTTAAAACTGTTAAAGTTAAAAACAATAAAAATCAAGAACTCTTTGCAGCTATTCCGAGTCAATACTACAGAGATTGTATTCAACCTTATACTTACAGAGAAAACACTGCTAACAAGTGGATTAACTTTAAATTAGTAGGTGAACCTTATGTAGATATTCATGCTTTTGTAGGCTCTACTCAAGAAGAAGCCTTAGATAAAGCAGTAGATTATTTCTTTTATAATCAACTAAGTGCAGATAGTTTAGTTAACTGGGCAGCTTAGATGTTAAATTAAAGCAAATAACCCTGAGAGTGTAGTCTCTTATCACTTATGTTTACCTACCAAGTAGTTAGTTTGGGTTAGCTAGCTACTTTTTATTATGATTACGTTTTCTCTGATGACGAAAAATACAAAGAACATCTTACTTGGGAGAGTGACTAATGAATACGGAAGTTTATTTGCAACTATTATACTCTTTTCCACCTCGACCAGTAGACACTGACGAACAATACGAGACTACAGAAAAAATAGTTAAATCTTATATTGGAAAAAGAAAAAGTCTCGAAGAAAAACTGTATTTAGAGGTTTTAATTATATTACTTTACACTTACAAACGTAATCGTAAAGACCATCTTTGGGACTTATGGGACTCTTACTTTAAAGAAGAATGAGTTAAACCTATGAAAGTAGTAAAAGTTACAGATTATTATATTCACCAAAATACTATTTGGCCAGTAAAACAAGAAATAGTTAATCCAATTTATGCTGGTATCCCTAACTCATTATTCCCTGATAAAGTAAGTCTTATTAGAAGAGATAATTTACCTTGGTTTACTAGCGGAAGTATACTAACTCTTCATATTGAAAACGTGAGGTTAGAAATGATTGCTTTAGTGTCTAATAATCCAAATGAAGTGCTGGAGATGATTAGTCACTATCAAGAGCTAGCTAATCAATGGAAGCAGAAACAAGAGAAAGACTCAGTAGTTAATAAATTGAATAGATTGTATAAAGAAGAATGAAAGAACTAACTAAAGTCAAAATATCAGATACCTTTACTCACAACTTAGTTAACGGTATTCTAGTTATTATCAAAACCCACTCAAATAGTTCTGTTACTTTAGGTTCTCATCAAAATGTAGTAATAGATATATCGGATTCATCAGCAGAAATGACAAGAGAAGATATTAAAGTATTAGAAGACTGGGGTTGGAGAAGATACTACTATCACAATATTGAAAAACTTTATTGGACTTATGAATCAAGAAACTAATAACATAATCCAAGATGAACATACTAGAAACCTAATCAACGGACTTCATCTTCTACTTACCTATTACCCTCAAGCTAAAGTACGAATGGGTTACTCAGAAGAAGAGCTTACTGTTAGAGAAGTAACAGGTATTTTACCTCCTGAGAACGATCGACACCGGATGACTGGAACTGGAGACTATACTTTTATGAAGATGCTTATTACTGGGAATACGAACTCATAGGTACTATCGATGATTAACATGATTCAAGCAAATAGCATAATAGGCTTTCAGTACATTTCAGATTACATTACTCAATATCACCACAACTTACTTATCCAACAAATAGATACTCAACCTTGGTTAACAGACTTAAAGAGAAGAGTCCAACATTATGGATATAAATACGATTACAAAGCTAAAGCAATCAATCAATCTTTACATTTAGGAGATTTACCGGATTGGTTATTGAATTTAGCTCAAAGACTACATTATGATAACTTAATTAGCGAATTACCTGACCAAGTAATAGTTAATGAGTATTTACCAGGACAAGGTATTAGTCCACATATTGATTGTGTTCCATGTTTTACAGATACTATTATCTCTCTTAGTCTAGGTTCTCCTTGTGTAATGGAGTTTAAGAATACTAATACAATACCAGTTTTATTAGAACCTAGAAGTTTAGTAGTATTAAAAGATGATGCTAGATATAAATGGACTCATTCTATTCCAGCTAGAAAAATAGATAAGTTTCCAAAAGCGGGACTTTCGGGTCAAGCTAACGAACAAAGGATTACAAGAGAACGCAGAATATCTTTAACATTTAGAAAAGTAATATTAACATGAAAGACAAGCTGATTAATCTAGTTAAGACAACTGCTAGCAATCTAGATATTAACGATAGACTTACTATCTCTATTTACTCAATGGGATTAGTCGGAGAAATAGGTGAAACAATAGAAGCTTATAACATATCTCAAGAAGAATTTAAGACAGAACTAGCAGATATAGTTTGGTATACTGTAGCTCTTTCTATTATGTTAGGTAAAGAAGAACTATTAGATGAGATTAACTTCAATAAAAAAGAAGAAAGTTATTATTCTAGTGATGAAGATGTAACTAAGCACATGATAGGATGGGAATCTCTATATCTATCTTTAATGCAAAGTCTAAAATATCTTGAGAAGGCTAAGAAATATGTTAGAGATTATCCTAGTAGAGATATTAGCTCGTTAGATGGATTTATTGAACCACTTAAACTAATTAGCAATAACTTTGATTTATCAGATAGTTTCGATATATTGAATAAGAAGTTAGGAGCTAGATATCCTAAAGGTTTTGTTATTAATGGAATAAGGTAATTAACATGAATATAACACCAGGACTAATTAATGGATTGCTTTTACTAGCAAGATTGTATCCTAAAAGCAAAGCTACAACTTATGGGGGTAATGTCTTCTTTGAAATCTTAGCTGAAGACAATAAAGGCATAAGAGATGAAGATAAAAAACTACTTGAAAGTTGGGGTTGGTGTCTTACTGAATCAGAAGATTTAGAAGTTTGGGATTGGTAGATAAAAAAAAGAGGTGATAGATATTGCTCTACTACCTCTTCTTTATTAATTTTATTAATACTACTTTTGCTTAACTTCCGCTTCTACTAACTTTTGCCATAACATCTTAGTAGCTTTACTACATCTATCTTTCTCTTCCTCAGTATATCCATCCCAAAAACCAAGTCTCTCAGTTACTTCTCTAGATAGTAGAATTACTCTTGCTTCTTTAGTCATTTTAATTTTGTTCCTTATCTAAATTTCTTTGTTGGGATAGGTATCTCTGTTCTAGTACCATCAGGCATTAATATAACCATACCGTGCCAAGGATTGATATCTAATACCAAAGCTTTTTCATCACCAGTTTTGTATTGGTCGTAAAATACAATAGTAGATGCTCTATTATGAGTCCAGCTAGAAGGCTTAGTAGGTAAACTATAGCCAATAACTCCACCTGTAATAGATATTTCTTCCATCTCTTTAACAGGAGACTTATCTATTAAAGTATAGTGGTCATCACATCTATATTTAATATACCAACCAGGATGATAGTGATTAATAGGTAAAGAGTTATCTAAACTAGAATGAATTGGATCATCTAATATAATCTCATCTCTAGTAGTCAATCTACCTACTTTGATGTAGTTATCACAAACTAAAGACCTTTTATATACTTTTCTAGTTTCACCTAACTCTTCAATTAGTTTTAACGTCTTTAACTTATCATCAAGGTTCTCTCTTAGTTCAGAGATTATCTCTTCGTATCTATCTGCATTAATCATTATTTCTCTCCTTTATTTTCTATATACTTGTTCAATCTATTAATAACTAAAACTTTTTCTGGACTTACATCTTTCGCTTTTACATAAAATAAAGCTACTTCTAATAAAGATGTGTTATCTCTTTCTTTAATTGTTAAACTTTCTAAAACTCTTTCTACTGCTTTTGGATTTGTCTCTAATAACTTTATTAATTCACTTAACTTTAATGCGTAAGACTCTTCTAGATAATAATCTACTTGTTCTCTAAATCTTTCTTTCAATCTATCTAAAGCATTTTCATCCATCTCACTGAAAAACTCAAATCCAACTTCTCTACATAAACCTTTTAACCTAAATCTATCTTTATATCCAGTCATTCGTATAATTTCTATTTTTAATACGTAGCCTTTGTAACAAATCTGTAAGTCCATCTCTTTATCTCTTAACTATTATTTTCTTGCTTAACTAAAAGAATACTCTACTACAAAATACAACACATCATCTTCTTGATAATAACTTACAAAACCAGTATCTTCTTTAGGTAGAAGTATGTTGACATTAGTATTATCTTTCTTATCTGCTGCATGAAATAAACCCAAAGCTAAACTACCTAAACCAGGAATCATGTGAAAATCTAAAGATTGTTTATCAACTGGTCTATGCTTTAATATGTCAATATAACCAATAACTCTCTTCTCCCATTCAAGAGATTCATCTTTATCAGTAACAAAATTTAGATTTAAAGGAGCTATTGGTCTTCTTAATCTTTGGTGATACATTGTACCGTCATCTTTCATAGCAGGAAGTACAGTTCCCCCAGCTCTATCAGTATGAGATTTTATATGTTCTATTTGACTATCTAGTGGAAATAGAGAAGTGATTAGATTAGTAATGTCCGGTTGAGTTGTCATGGTTGTTATCTACTTAATTCATTATCTCTATAATAACACAAGATAGTAAAGAGTAATCTCATGCTACAATTAATACAACAACTTAGTGAGTAAAAACAATGAACTTAGATAATCAACTTCCATCTCCTAGCGAACAACTAAATCTACTCAAACAACAACTCAACAAAGAACTTGAAACAGATAAATCTTCTGATATCTTTTACAAATACTGTGACCATAAAAAACCTGATATTATCAACTTTATTTATGAAAGACCAGAATCAGGAAAAATACTTAAAGTAGTTACTCTAAAACTTCTAGATTATCCAATTGAAAAGATAATGGCTAACTTAGCTGAAAGTCTTATCAGAATGTGGAATGACAATAATAATTCAGATAGTAAAGTAATGAACGTATTAGCTCCTTCTGCTATGGAAGATTTTACTTATTTAGGTTATACATTCTTTACAGATAAGATGTGTTTATCTGGTGAAGCTAGTATTTGGATAAAGAAAGAAGAAAGCGATATTGTTACTCTTCCTATACCTGATTTAGTCTTAAGTCGTTAAAAGTATAACTAAAACAATGATAGATAAAAAAGCTAAGAAGAAAGAAAAGTTTTATAGAAAGCTAGTTGATAAGCTATGTAAAAATATCCCAGGTCTTTATTATGATTTACCTTATCTTAGTTGTTCAGGTAGTGATGGTACTCATAGTTGGGCTTATGATGATGAGATTAATAGAAGAGAATTTACAACTTATGAAGAATAAGAAATTTAATAGATAGCAAAAAGAGGTAAGATATTTAGTCCTACCTCTCTATTATTTATTTCTCAGCCTTATTAAACTACTTAATAGATAATTGTTCTTCTAATTCTTTTACTTTTTCTAAACTCTTAGCACTTTCAACTAGAGTTTCATAATCTACATAAGTTAATCTTTCTCTTAAACCTTGAGCAGTTATTACGGGTTCTACTTCTCTATCTAAAGGCCATTCATTAAAAACTTCTAAATAACCGTCTTCATTTCTAGCTATATATTTTAAGTAATATTTATCTCTAGGAATATAGTTAGTACATTTAAGCCAATTAAAGAAAGCAGATTGAGTACCGTCTTTAATAGGGTTATTTCCTATAACATCCTCAATACTGTAATAGTTAACACCATCAAGTTCGTAACCTCTGCATTCTTTCTCTAATACTGTAGTTGTAAATTCTGTAATACAAACCATTGATTTATTCTCCTAAATACTGGTCATAAAAGATTACTGCACTATTCTCTATTTTATTATCTCTAATCATAT